CCTGGGTATCAAGACCGTTATCTATCATTTCATCCACAAAGAGTAAATTAATCGGTTGATACAGCGATTCAAACACATCTCGAAAGGCCCATGCCATACTTAGTATTAATCGATTCCTTTCACCTCTGGACAGATTATCAAAATCAAGTTCTCTGCCCAGCTCTTCAATGCTAACAGTGAGATCGTTTTGAAACACTACGGTATGCGGTAATCCCATGCGATCTAGATAGTGTGTTAGTCTTGTATTGAGATAACTTAAATTTTGTTCTATAATCTTTTTTCGTATAAAACTGTCTTTGCTAGTTAATAACTTTAGCAAAAAGTCCTGATGATCTTGTAGTCTTGTAAGTTCGTTGACTGTGTCATATGACACTTCTTCGGCGGCTGTAGCAGTCATCTCTTCTATCTGTTCCGCATAAGGATCAATTTCTACACGTTTCGCATCTAGTTCTTTTTGTAGATTGGCGAGATTGGCTCGATGTTGTATGGCATCTTCTTCTTTGTCATAAAACATCACTGGACGTTTGCCTATCTTACCTAAACTATCAACACTTGATTGTAATTCATTGACAAGATCAAGATATTGATGGCATGCTGTGATAGCTGTTGATAATTCTTTCTTTTTTTCCGCTAGCACTGCCTCGTGTTTGTGATCATGGAACTCTTGACCGCAGGTATGGCAAGTGTGTTGTTCAAGTGTAGCGATTTCGTTGGTAAGCTTCTTGGTTGTTTTTTCTTCTCGAGCATGATCCATTTTTGCTCGGCTAATTGCCGTCGCATGGTCGTTTAGATTTTTCCTCAGTGCTTCCCATGTTGCAAATGCTTTGTGTGATGAAATTTCAGCTTCGATGTCAATTTCTTGAAACGTTGCCAGCGCCGATTCAAGCGATAACAAGTCTTCTGCATTTTTTGCTTGCCATAATGTTTGTCTACGCTTAACTGCTTCTATTTGTTCTTGTATGCGTTTGTTAGCATCTTGAACAGCACGTATTCTAAATTCTTCCCGAGTAATATCTTCTTTGGTTGTGCGTGATAATTCTTTAATGCGTTCAGCACGTTCACTTAACATGGTAATGCCCAACAACTGCTCGATAATAGTGCGTTGATCGTTGGCTTTTAATGATAAAAACGGCTCAGTATAAGTATTCAATGCCATGATATGTTTAAACATGTCATGACTCATACCCAAAATATCTTCTATGGCGTCTTGTGTTTCACGGCTATCACCTTGGGCATTGTCTTCTGCCTCAGTGACTTTGTTATTGACATAGAATTTTAAAATGTTAGGCTTACGTCCGCGTTCAATTTTATATTCTTGTTCACCAACAACAAAGTCTAAACTTACCATCATACCTTTGGCGTTGGTTTTATTAACAAGATTGTCTCGGCGAATATTACTCAATGCTTGCCCATATAATGCGTAACTAAGTGCGTTAATCGCAGTAGTTTTGCCGGTCCCGTTCCGCGACCCATCAGCGCCTAAATCTAAATTTTCTCCTAAAACTAAAGTTAAGTCTTGTCGATCAAAGTTAATGCCCTGGGTTGCATTACCAATCGACATGAAATTTTTAACTGACATATTTTTTATTTTAATCATTGATGCTTTCTAAAAGTTGTTCTAGCGTTATTGAACATTTGTTAAATTTTGATAAATTTTCTTGATATGGTAGCATTTCTAAATTGTTAATATGCCCAACAATTTCCGGAGGTGTGTTATCAACAAAGCCTTGAAAAATACTGTATTTGTGATCTAAGTGATATCCTGTGCGACTGCGTAGACCATAGTGTAGTAAACTCGATAAATCATTCCGATTAGTTTCGGCCCATACTTTTCGTTTGTAAAGTAAAAACTTATCAACTAATTCTTCAGGAGTAGCTCGCCCAGTTGTTACCATACCGGACCGAATACTATTGCCTATTGCTCTGCTCTCTTCGGCAGTTCTTTGCGATGTTGTGGCTCTAACTTTAGCGCCTACTTGCTCCTTTAATGCAATTGATTCCTCTTCGGTTAAATTAATCCATCGATTTTTGCGTGAATTAATTTCATCTTTCTCTTCGTTTGACTTATCGTTAAGTGTTGCTTGCCATTTATCTTGCCTTGCATTAAATATTCGCAAACCCTCTTCTTCGCCGTGCTTCCTGATACATTTAGATTTTGAAAACATTGTTTGAAAATCGCCCAACGCAATATTAGCTTCTTCTATACTCATGCCTTTAGCTAAGTAAAATTCAACACAGCGAGGTGTTAATGCTCGCTTTTCTTCAGCAGACATATTTTTTCGCGCTTGCCCACCTTTACTTTGCCTATCCTTAACCGCTTGTTCTGCTTCAGCTTTACTAAGTCCTTTGTTAATGTAGTACAATACATTATTTGGACGCCGGATAGCAATCTGATATTTTGCCTCTTCTTTGGTAAATCCTTTGTTAAGCCATGTTTTTATTGAGTATGCTGACATATTAATAATCTCCTCAACATTATTTAGCATACGGAACAGGTAAGTCTATTTTTTGGATCATAGATTTTGATATATTTTTAATAGTAATTTAGGATCGTAGAATTCTGACTCTATATTAGTAATCTGATCTGTAACAATTTGATCTACTGATTCAAACTTTACTTCCCCGGGTGCTAGATCTACATCAACATCTGTGCGCTTACTGGGTATAAGCGCCATTTCTCGTAAGCCATGAGTTTGTATAAATGTTTCTTTAATAAAGGTAGCTTCTTCGTAGGATATATCGATATCTAATTCCACGCGAACATGCATGTTTTTCTTTAGTATACTGCCGCCTTGATCAATAGCTTCGCTTAATTTCATAACACGATACAACGGTTGGTTTGGCCAAGCATGAAATTTGGGAGTTTCTCCCCAGTTTAATACCATCATGCCACGATCTTCATCGCCGGCGTCGGCAAAATTATGCGGGAAACAATTTCCTATATAGGTTACGTTATTTCTCTGTTGGCGCAAATGAAAGTGGCCGCTAAACACGCTACCTACTCCGCCAAAATGATCTAATTTTATATCACCGTGATCAGGCATTGACACCATAGCATTCATTTTAAAATGTGGAAGTTCAAAGTGTCCAAACATATAATCAGCTGACATTTTGTGTAGTTTTTTGTAATCATCCCCCACTAACCACGGAGCTATTATGACATTGTCTTGTTTGAACCAATCATTTACTACAACAATATTTGGAATATGTCGAGCCCACTCGGCTCCGTGTATATCGCGTTTGTCTCTATAATACAAATCGTGATTTCCTGGAATAAAGTAGAATGTGTCAAAAGCACGACTTAGTTTTTCTAATGCCTGAACACTAAACTGCAGTGTTTGTAAATTAATGCTGGCTCGATGATTGTGCCAGTCTCCGAGAAACATTCCAGTTTCACATCCTTCTTCTTTTGCCTTAGATATAAACCAATCTATAAATGCTTCACAATCTCGATTGTGAATTAAACTGTTAGATTTCAAACCCCAGTGTACGTCTGTACAAACAGCGGCTTTCTTAAAAAGATTTGTCATATAGATTTAGTATACAGGAATGCGTCGAGAGAAACAACTATTCTGGCAGTTCTTCTTCAAATGTGGTAATAGTAACTTTGGCATCTAAGTTTTGATCTTTTTTGCCAGCATTTTGTCTAGTCCAACTTGGATTCAGCCCATTCATTTCTAACATATCGTCACGAATGTTTTGATTCTTTTTTTCACTGTTGAGTACATGAGTAAATGAATTGGTAATAGCCGCGGTATAATAAGCAAAAGGATTTTGACTCTTACTTTCGTCAAATCTCAATCCAATTTGACTCAACTGAACTAGGGCCGCCCCTCTCATTTCTTCATTATAGGTATTACCAGTTAGGTATACAGTGCCATTACGTCTAGCTACAAAGCAGCCATATTCAGTTTCTGGACACCATACTTGTCCTTGATACGCAGTAGTGGGTTCGTTGGGATGAGTAATTTTGCCTTGGCCAACGTGGGCTCGGCCATTGCGTTTGCCACCGTGAAAGTTAACACAATGTACTTTGGTAGTGTTTTTACTTTTAGAAAATAAATTTACGGCATAGCATTGACTTGGTTTACCAAAAGACAATGATTCTCGCAGATGTGTATTGGTTCTCACCCCCGCTAGTACGCACAATGCTTGGAATAAGTCAGCATGATGTTTGTCTTTTTGAACATAGCTTCTACCACCGTTGGCTCTACGCCAGCCATCACCGTCAATCATAGTTTCAATCAACAGTTCGCGCTGTCGAACGGTCAGTGCTAGTATAAATTCCATATTGAGATTTTTTTCCGGAAAAGTTTTTATAATCTCTCTGCAGTCATTTCTGCTGATAGAAAAGCAGAGATTCTTACTTCTTTGTCCTTCACTAAATTTATAATTTAACGCAGTCAAGCAGTTTCTAATACGATCAGCTTTGGCTCCAGCATTTTGATAAATCGTGATACGTTTAATATTCCCCAAATGTTTTTCATCATGTCGTTCAATTTCATAACAGCCTTCGGTCATGATCCATCCTGCTAGTTCTACAAAGCTGT